GCTGACGCGGCCACTGCGGCGTGATCCGGCTTTAAGCGGATCGGCAATGTCAATCACCATGCCGGGGCGCAGGATGATACCGGTGTCAATGGAGACCGAGAAAGTGACGGTTTCGGTCAGGTTTTGTTCGCTCAGCAGCGCCCATTTACCAGCCCGATGTGCTTGCCCTTGGCTGTAGCAACCCAGCGCTTTGATGTCTTTATTGATAATGCCGTATTTGGAAACGGCGTCTGCATCTTCTACGTATTCGTATTCAACTTCGCCCAAAGTGTCGTAGGACTGCCAAGCAACAGTGGCGACCGTGTGACGTGCTTTTTGCGATGATCCGCTATAGGCAAAAATGCCATTAACAACATTGCTTGGTCCAAGTAAATATTGGGAATCGGTTGGTTTGTCCTGTTGCAGCACCAGCGAACCGGCGCCGTAATAGGCGATGCCACGGAACAGGCTGGTCATCTCTTGGATAACGTTATAAACCTCGTCGCGGCTGTTAATCAGCAAGTTGCAAGCGAAGCGAGGCTCCAAACCGCCTTTGCCGTTATCAACTAGCTCGTTGCAGTATTGACTAATCGAATAAAAGTCATAGCGGTCAAGGCTGCTGGCTGGAACACTGGCGCCATAACGGGCGTTGGTGAGCAAATCCCACAGACACCAGGCTGGGTCGTTGCACCAAGTCGCAGCGCCAAAAGTTCCATCCCAAACGCCTGCGTAGGTGACTCGCCCGATGTGGGTTGTTGTGTCAACCGTGGCGTTGCTTGGCAACTGAATTTTGATCCCGCGAACCAGATATTTCCGTGGCGGAATGCTGTTGAAATCACGCGCATCAAAACGAAGGCCAACAAGTGCGCTGTTTGGGTAGCGCAGTTTTTCGTCAATAATTTCTGTGTAGCTTTGCCAGTAAGTTTCGTTTTGGCGCTTTGCGGAGGATTCGTCGCCACTTAAGCGGATAATCCGAACATCAACGGGAAACGCTCCATCGAAACCAACGTTGTAATCGCGCTGGTAAGAGTTGTTTGTTTTGCCGCTGATCGTGTCCGTCAGAACGTCTGTGTAACCACCACCGTTGTATTGAATTTGGATTTTAAGTTCAACGCTATGGCCGACAATATCGCCGTCGTCTTCAATAATTTGCAGAGCTGGAACTTGAACGGTTACACGAACCCGGTCAACATCGGTATCGGTGACGGTTCTTGTTATCGGGGTGTTGTAGAAAAGTTGAACGCCAACGCTCTTTTCTGATTCCGCGCCTCCTGTAAAACTTGCAATAGCGGCTTGGGATTGAGTGCCATTGCGGGTGGTGACTGTGTAGCCGCGAAAGTTATCGTTTCCAGCGGCGTCTACAACGGGCGTTCCATCCAGATAAATGCTGTTGGCGCCATTGTCTAAACCCTGAATTTCACCTTCGCTGATTAGATCCAGAACGTTTGCGTACTGAATTGATTGCAACGAGTCGTCGGCTTCGGTTGGAGTGCGGGATTGACCGCCACCGCCGCCTTTTCCACCGCCGCCACCGCCACCACCAGCACCAGCGATGCCAAGACCGAGACCGGCATTGTGGACGCGAACACCATTGGCAATAAAGGTGTGATGATCTTCGACCGTCAGGTTGTAGACAGTGCCAGTGCAGAACTCGGCCTTGCTGACGATGGGGCGGAGGTGGCCGTTGGCGTCAACGAGGCAATCGTCAGAACCGAGCGTGTCGATTTCAACGAAGGCATTGAACTGGTTAAGCACCCAGTGGTTAGGGGTGGCATCAAGATGCTGTCCGCCCCAGAGCGTGTAGCGGATGACGCGCTCACCCTCGTGTTCGTGAACCTTGAGGATCTTGGCTTCGTGGACTTTGCCGGTGTGGTCAAAGCTCAGAACTAGATCGTCTTGCTGTAGTTCATCAATGCGGCGTTGGCCGCCCGGAACGTTGATGAGCGTATGGCCAAGGAAGCAGCCGCCGCCACCGCCGCCACCAGAACCTTGGATCATTTGAATATTGCGGGTCATTAGTTTTTGCGGGTACGGAAGAAAGCGGCGAAAAGTTCCTCTTGGAATTGTTGCTGGCTTATGGTTGCACCGTTGCCAGTGCTTTCAACATCAAGGCCGCTGGAAATCACAGCCGAACCAACAAAAACTCGACCGTAGGCAATGGGAACAGGCAAGCCTTGTTTGGCGGTATTGACAATCCCACTGAAGCTGAATGATTCAAGTTTTGCGGCTTCGCGCCCACGTTCAAACGGGGAAGTTGATTGCACTGGAGCTGGCGAAAGCGATTGCGCGATACCTCCAAGAACAAGGCTGGCGCCAATACCAACAACAGCGGTGCCAACCGTTCCGATGCCCATGAATCCTCCCAAGGCAACGCCAGCAGACGCAATACCACCAGTGACGATTGCCAACGTTATTAGGCCAATGCCCGCAAAAATCTGAGCTGCGCCTTCGCCAGCGCCAACAATTACGGGCGTAATGCTGAATACTTCGCGCTCACTAAATGGAGCGGCAATCAACATTGCATTCTGTTCGGTAACTTTTTCTTTTCCGATTGTCACCCGATAACCAACACCTTCTTTTTCGCTATCAATTAACCACTTTTCTAAACCCGGAAAATTAACGCACAACGCTTTCAAAACCTGCGCGGGCGTATCAGCTTCAAACTGGAAACGGCACTGACCCAGCTTTTTGCGGAGTGCGCCGTAGACCTTAACGACTTTCATGCCGCAGGACTCGGGCGGTGCTTTTCAGATAATAGCCGCCAAACACGTCTCTACTACTGAGCCGGCCTTGGATGTGGTGCAGGATCAGTTGGTCGCCAAGATAAACGGCGGCATGGTTTGGCAAAGGCGATTGCAGTTGCATCAGGATTGCGTCGCCGTACTGCAGTTCCTCCAGCGGGATCGGGTAAAAACCTTCGTTGGCGAAATTGTCTAGGTATAAATTTTCTCCTCGTAGCCAAAACTGATCGCGGCGGTCGTAGTCGCGCAGGTTGAGGCCGAATTCGCGGTTGTACCAGTCGCGGCAGAGCGTGTAACAGTCCACCACGCCAAACATGAACTCGCGCCCTACATAGGGCAGTTGAAAGCCTTCAGGTTCGCAATAACCCCATTGCTCGGTCTGTGGGTTGACGACGTGCCAAGGGAGGCCAGATTTTTCGCAGGCAACGCGGTCGGCCTGAGATGGAGCGTGATTGGTCTTCGGGTGGCTATGCACCACGGCCACAATTTCGCCCTGCTCTTCCACGGCGGCGTAGTCAACAGGATCCAAGACGAAATGCTCGTCTGGTGTTTCGGCCATGTTGCGGCAGGGAAAATACCGTTTGCGACCCTTGACCACCGCCACCAGCCCGCAGGATTCCTTGGGAAACTCGGTTCTGGCGTGTTCCAGTGCAGCGGCCTGTACGGCTTCGGATAATTTCATTGCGTCAGACCAGCGCCGGGGAAAGATCCAAAGGGCAACTCGGCGGTTTCACCAAAACGCAATTTGCAGGAACTGAGGCGTTTGCCGCATTTATCGGCTGCCAAGGTGCCAACGCTGTTGTCATTGATGTCCCAGTAATTGCTGCCGGTGTAGCCGCATTCAGTGCTGCGGTATTTCCACTGACAAATGTTGGCAATGATTTGGCGTTTGGGAATCATCACGCCAGCCAAGTCGAATTTGCTCGCCAGTTCAAAGCTCACCGAGTCGCGGTTTTCGCTTGCCTTGCGATCCACATACCAGACCTCATCTGGGAATTTGGCGTGGGGATCTGCTGCAGTCTCGCCGTCAAGGTATTTCTTCAGGGTGCGGATGCGTTTGACGGTGGCGCCACCAAGGTCGTTACCGGGTGTGGTGGCGTTGACCAGCAACAACAGCGTGGTCATGGTGCCGTCCAAGTTGCTGATCGTCAGCGTGGGGCGCGGCAGCGTGCCGGTGTTGCTGTATTCAAAGCCGTCGGCCTTAACGGGCAGGCGGGTGTAGGTATTGCTATTCCAAGTGATATTGCCGGTGACGTTGGCGTTGCAGCCGTTGTGCCAGCGGTAGGTGTCGCTGCTGCCGTGCAGAGTGGTGTCCAGCGTCATCTCAAACAGTTCGATGATGGCGCTCGGTGCCAGTGCAGCCAGCTCCTCGTAGACGCTGCTAATCGCCGTCCAGACAACCGTGCCATCGGTAATGGTGCTGCCAATGTCGGTTGGCCAAGCGGGTTGGGTGCTGGAGCTAGTGCCAGCCGTGGTGCATTGGAAG